CGGATAGACGAGACTACGTTCTGGCTTTACATAACGGACAACGAGCTGCAAAAAATAATAGAGGAACTTAACAGTGGTAATGACACCAGAAAAGAAAGTTAAAACAAAAGTAGTAGCACAACTAAAAGAGTTTAAGGATTTGTACTACTTTTTCCCAGCAACGGGCGGCTATGGAAGGTCGGGTGTGCCGGATATTGTTGGGTGCTACGAAGGAAGATTCTTTGCAATAGAATGCAAAGCAGGTAATAATACTGCTACGGAATTACAGAAACGAGAAATAAGCGCAATAAACAGAGCCGACGGTATCGCGTGGGTAGTTAATGAAGACAACATAGACAGCGTGTCTCGCGCGCTCAAGGGTATTGCTCTTGGACATATTTAGGGGGTAGCCCCCATACCCCAGCGGAAGGTGGGTAGCTTTCATAGTGCTAAAACATCCGCAGTGCATAAGATTGGGTTTGCCTACTTGACATGCGACAAGTAATCCTTTTCCCGAACTGTATGCGCCGGAGAAACCACGCTACGGTTAGCCGTAAGAGATACAGGCAAGTACTCCGAATAGGGGGAGCAACTACTTGTAGCTTTTACGCACCTATTTAAATCAACCAATAAATTGGAGAATACGATGGACTTATTTAAATTAAAGAAAGATTTAGAAACAAAGTTAGCAGCAGTAAACTTGTTGTTGGGAGAAACAAAAACAGAAGCAGGGCCAACCCCCGTTCCCGTTGTTTCTGCCCCCACCACTATCGTTACTGCAACGTCGCGACGAAAGCATCTTGTTAAACGAGTACCAAGACCACAAAGCGAAAGTGTTTCCGCAAAGGTACGGGCTGCGCTAGATGTAGTACCCGTTGGTACTACGTTTACAGTGTTGCAGATTGCGACGCGCGCTTTGCTATCTCACAATAAAAGAAACAAGCACATGATCTATTGCGCTTTGCATAAACAACTTGTTGCTGGAAAACTACTGCGTGTTAGTGAATTTAATACTCAACCCGCTATGTTTAAAAAAGTGGGGTAACTTTAAATGCTTGGCGAGATGTTCTACGTAGATGTCGATGGAGACAAGTGGCAATACATGTTGGTACTAGACCCACCTGCTGCATTGTACTGGCACTCGTCAAGTTATAAGTTGAAGCTAAGTGATATACATGTAGCTACACAGTGTAGCGCGGCAGAAAAGAAAAGGTTGAAGGCGATGATACTAGAAGATATACGGGCCGGGGAATCACACCCTACAAACGTAACCAGTTCTCGGGGAAACAAACATGAGCGACTATAGAATAAGAGCAAGGACAGGTACGCTTGGAAACCAAGTTGCCTATGGTCTTGACTTCGATAACCTCACAGCTAATTACGAAGTTGGTAGTGGACCAAGCCGTTGGGCTACGTTAAACAAGAAGACATACAAGAAAGGAAAATTTGGAGACTTCTTTAGCACTTGTATAAAAGAGCTGCACCAGTACAACTTGCTCGCGCACTATGTGCGCCGGGTACTCCCAAAATTTCCTATGGACGAGATAGTTAAGTATCGTGCAGCGAAGACACAGAAAGAAATTTTAATTGGAGACAAGCGGTATTTGGCTGACGGGCAGAGGATAAAAGTTTTGCGCGTCGATGAAAAAGATACGGATGAACAGGACTAATAAGATGAGCAGACGTTATAGTTTGTACGATATAGATTTACCCGACAATCCTATGCGCGTTGGGGACGAAGATTATGAACCGGTAAGCTATCGTTACGAACGTGACGAAGATGCCGAACACGAACGTTGGGTAGACGAGAAAATTGCACATGAGCAAAAAGATAATAATAGAACTAACGGATGACGACGCAGAAGAATTAATTGAATTGGTACGTAGGCTAACCACTGCACTAGAAAAAATAAGCAACACGGAAAATGAGGAAACTGAGTATGTTGATTGAGTGCGGTGGGAGAGAATTTGTAGACTACATTGTCGATGACCCAGTTAGACCAAACTTGTTTGAAGATAACTTTGTGCGTTTTAGCGGTAACTTTCGTGTGTACGCAGACGTAGACGTGGTAAAAAATAAAGTTTTAGTCAACGCTATGGTGTGTGTAGCTATCTGTCCGTTTATTCCGCAGAGCGAAGAACAGTTACAGGATTATGCGTTAGGTTACATGGACAAGCTTTTAGAAGATGTAAAAGAAATAGAAAAAGCGCACTATGGCGTGACTAATATAAACACTATTATTTGCCCATATTCACTGTGGTCGTATAAGAAAGGTGCTGGACGTAAATTAATAAACGAGCTTATAGAAGCTATTCCAATCTTATATCCCAGTGTGCAAAAAGTTATAACTATGTCGCCCCCTACAAAAGTTGCAGAGAATTTCCACCTTAGCAATGGCGCTAGATTGTTGGCCGCTAACCGTACAACAATTAATTACGAATACTCACTACCAAAATCTAAGATAGTTATCCACTAACAATGAAACAACCACTAAAAAGTTTATACAAGGTGTGCAAGTGCGGTGAAGTAATGGAAGAAGTTATCAATTACCAAACACCGCCTAACGCAGAAATCCCAATCCCTACACGCAAAGGTTGGTATTGTGTTGCGTGTAAACATTGGGAGAAAGCAATCGCAAGAGAAACGAAAGTACAATAAAACTAAGGAGAACTACTATGCAATCCTCGCAATACCCTCAAGAATTGGTCGATGCAATACGGCAGGAGTGGATGGACAGCGACGTATCGCTCAAGCAGCTTTCGCGGAAACACAATGTCCCAATAGACACGCTGAAAGATTGGTGCATGCGGGGTAAAAGAATACGAAAAGAACCGTCGAAGTCAGTAGGAGCTAAACTTGTTGTTGAGAAAAACCAAACTAACAGCGCATTCGGTACGCAGGTCGGCGGCACTCACTATCAGCACTTGGCAATCCAGCCAAACGAATATATCACTAAAAACAACCTCGGCTGGAACGAGGCCAACGTTGTGAAATACATTACTCGCTGGCGCTCAAAGGGGGGTGTGGAAGATTTACGTAAGGCCCGGCACTACTTAGACATGTTAATTGAAATGGCTTGCAAAGGGGATTAACAAACGGTGGACATAATAACAATAGACTTTGAAACGTATTACTCAAAAACATTTTCGCTGAGTAAACTAACAACAGAAGAATACATACGCAGCGCGGAATTCGAAGTTATTGGGGTTGGGGTCAAAGTCAACGATGAGAACACGCGGTGGATAACCGGAACCCACGAAGAAATAAAACAGGAGTTACGCAATGGTTACGATTTCAAAGCGGCTGCTGTGCTTGCCCATAACACTATGTTCGATGGTGCTATTCTTAGTTGGGTGTTTGATATTCACCCTCGTGTACTCTTTGACACTTTGTGTATGGCGCGCGCTATTCACGGCATGGATGTTGGTGGCTCGTTGGCTAAACTTGTCGAACGATACGAACTGGGGGAAAAAGGAACCGAAGTAGTAAACGCAATAGGTAAGCGGGTAGCTGATTTTTCTGCGGAAGAACTAAAACGGTACGGCGAGTATTGTATAAACGACGTTGAGCTTACTTACAAACTGTTCAATCGGCTTGTACCTGTGTTCCCCAAAAACGAACTCAAAGTTATTAACATGACGTTACGCATGTTTACAGAGCCACAGCTCGTACTTGATACGCCGAAACTAGAAGCCCACTTGCAAGGAATACGTTATAACCGCGAACAATTACTGGAACGTTGCGGGCTAGATAAGAAATCACTGATGTCTAATAACAAGTTTGCAGAAGCTTTGCAAAGTTTTGGTGTAACACCACCGACTAAAATAAGCCTTAGAACCGGCAAAGAAACGTTTGCTTTTGCCAAAACAGATTCAGGGCTAAAAGAACTGCAAGAACACGAGAACCCCGACGTACAGGCACTTGTTTCTGCAAGGCTGGGACTGAAAAGTACACTGGAAGAGACACGCACAGAACGTTTTATAGCCGTAGCAAAGCGGGGGAAACTGCCCGTGCCGATTAAGTATTACGCAGCGCACACTGGCAGGTGGGGCGGTCAGGACTCTATAAACTTGCAAAACCTACCTAGCCGGGGGGAGAACGCCAAAGTCTTGAAATCTTGTATACGTACGCAGGAAGGCCACACCCTGATAGAAGCCGACTCCGCGCAGATTGAGGCGCGTGTACTTGCGTGGTTAGCTGGGCAAGATGATTTGGTAGTGGCTTTCCATAAAGGCGAAGACGTGTACGTAAAAATGGCTGCAACTATATACAACAAAGCGCAATCAGAGGTAACAAAGCACGAACGTTTTATAGGAAAGTCAGTGATACTTGGGTGCGGTTACGGTATGGGGCACAAGAGATTCCGTGAGCAGTTAGCTTCTTTTGGTGTAACCATAGAAGAACAAGAAGCCCGACGGATTGTAGATGCTTACCGCGATAGTAACGGGCAGATAACAGACTTATGGCGACAGGCGCAAAACACGTTGATGGGAATGTACCAGAACGATGTTTATGAACTTGGCCGGGGCAACGTGCTATCCGTTGTTCCACGTCACAATGCTATTAGATTACCCTCGGGTTTGTTAATGTTTTATCCAAAACTGAAAGCAGAAGAGACCGACAAAGGGCTGCAATTTTCTTATTGGACTGCCCGTATGAAGTCTTGGACCAAAATATACGGTGGGAAAGTTATAGAAAACGTGTGTCAGGGAATCGCACGTTGTGTAATGGCAGATCAAATGCTTTTAATATCAAAGAGATACCCTATAGCACTCACTGTACACGATTCTGTGGTATGCTGTGTACCAGACGCGGAAGTAGAAGAAGCAGCTACTTACGTGGATTCTTGCATGCGTTATACACCAGAGTGGGCAAACGGCCTTCCTGTGCGTGGTGACGTGGAGATTGGTAAAAACTACGGAGAGTGTATCGAATGGGCGAAGTGGACAGAAAACCAACGTGGTCTTTCAGCAGCATAAAGACGTTCGACCAATGTCCTAAAAAATACTATCACCTAAAGGTTGTAAAAGATTACGAAGAAAATTTTGAAACAGAAGCCATACTTTACGGAAACGAGTTTCACAAAGCCGCCGAAGAATATATTAGCGGGGTTGTGGATAACCTAGACCCACGGTTTGATTACGCATTGAAAGTATTGGATAAACTGAAAGACATGGCTGGGGATAAGCTGTGTGAATACAAAATGGGATTGACCGAAAAGCTAGAACCCTGTGGGTTTTTTGATAAAGATGTTTGGTACAGGGGTATAGCCGACTTAATAGTAGTGAACCGGGAGACCGGCATAGCGAAAGTAATAGATTACAAAACAGGAAAGTCAGCGAAGTATGCTGACAAGGGCCAGCTTGAACTTATGGCGCTTTGTGTATTCAAGCACTTTCCTGAAATAAAAGTAGTAAAGAGCGGGTTGTTGTTTGTGGTATGCAACGCGTTCATTAAAGAAACTTACGTTGTAGAGAACGAACCTCAGCTATGGCAAAAATGGCTGACAGAATACGCAAAGCTAGAGAAAGCGTACGATAAAGATGTTTGGAACCCAAGACCTACTGGATTGTGCAAAGCACATTGTATTGTAACTGAATGTTCACATAACGGGAGAAGATAGGATGATGAAATACAACAAAGACGAACTACTTAAACGAATTGACGTTTTTAGTGATTCTAAAATTATTGCTATGGAACTTGCAGTAATGGCAGAAGACGAAGTATACGAGGAAGGAAACTATCCCTATTGGTTAAAAGAAGCAGAGACACACATCATAGGGTTGCATGAATTAGCAATGGACCTATACAAAGTACTTAAACAGGAAGAAGCGGAGAAATATTATGCCGTACAAGAACAAACCGAGACCGTATAAGAAAGAATGGAAACAGGAACAAGCACGCGACGAAAAGAAAGAACGTGCTATACGTGCCCGAGCTAGACGCGCCGTAGACCGAGATGGTGTAGACAAAAACCATAACGGTAAAGCCGACAAGCGAGAGGGTAAAGATATTAGCCACAAGAAAGCTCTTAGCAAAGGTGGCACCAACGAAGACGGCTACAAGATAGAAAGCGTCAGCAAGAACCGTTCAAGAAACTACAAGAAAAAGAAAGCCAAATCGTAATTGGGAGACATGAATGGAAGTACTTGATAACAGAGCTTTGCTTCTGCGGGTTCGTAATCCCGAAAAAATTACTGCGGCAATACCAACAAGTAAACAACTAGACGACAACCAAGTCTTAGTTAGGTGGGGCATAGACGAAGCGCGTGTCCTAAGCAATCTAAACATACGTAATGTACCGTCGCCAATAAACGGAAAGTACGATTGGCCCGGACAGTTTACGCCTTTCGACCACCAAAGAACTACAGCGGCTTTCCTGACAATGCACAAACGTGCGTTCTGTTTTAACGAACAAGGCACGGGAAAAACAGGTGCGGCGATATGGGCAGCAGATTTCCTGATGAAGCAAGGCATCATAAGAAGAGCGTTGATTATATGCCCGTTGTCTATCATGTCGTCAGCGTGGCTAACAGACTTGTTTAAAGTAGCCATGCACCGTACGGTAGACATAGCGCACGGCAACAGCGCGGCTAGGAAAGAAATAATCAAAAGTGGTTCTGATTTTGTAATTATAAATTACGACGGCGTAGAAATAGTACGGGATGAGATTGCCAACGGTGGATTTGATTTGTTCATTGTAGACGAAGCAACTCACTATAAGAACGCACAATCAAAACGCTGGAAAGTATTAAACTCATTAATAACCCCTAGCTCTTGGCTGTGGATGATGACCGGTACACCTGCTGCACAATCCCCACTGGACGCGTACGGCTTGGCTAAACTTGTAAACCCCAAAAGTGTGCCGCGTTTCTTTGGTGCCTTTAGAGACATGGTTATGTACAAGGTGACGCAGTTTAAATGGGTGCAAAAAGATACCGCTACGGAAACAGTTTTTAATGCACTACAGCCAGCTATTCGGTTTACAAAACAACAATGTCTTGACCTGCCGGAAATGACGTACACAAAACGTGACGTGGAATTAACTCCGCAGCAAAAGAAATACTATCAGCAAATTAAGAAAGACATGGTGGCTGTGGCGGCTGGCGAACAAATAACTGCGGCTAACGCTGCTGTTAATATGAACAAGTTATTGCAAATATCATGTGGCGCGGTCTATACCGACACTGGAGAGGTAGTAGAGTTTGACATAAAAAACCGATACAGGGTTCTGAAAGAAGTAATAGACGAGTCCAGCCAAAAAGTGTTGGTGTTCGTACCGTTCAAACACGCTATTGATTTGCTATCTACCAAGCTAACCGAAGATAACATAACAAACGAAATTATACGTGGTGATGTGTCTGCGGCAAAACGGACCGAGATATTTAAGCGTTTTCAGGAGACTGCTTCCCCCCGTGTACTCATCATACAACCCCAAGCTGCCGCGCACGGTGTAACACTTACTGCCGCAAATACTATTGTGTGGTGGGGTCCAGTACCGTCTTTAGAAACCTACGCGCAAGCCAACGCCCGTGTTCACCGTTCAGGACAAAAACATCCCTGTACGGTAGTGCAGTTGGTTGGCTCTCAGGTTGAGAAGAGAATGTATTCGCTGCTTGATTTGCGAATAGACGTGCATACGAAAATTATAGATTTGTACAACGAGGTGCTTGCTTTAGATTAAAACTGTATTATAATAAACTATACAATATAAAACACAAACGGAGAATGACTAATGACTAACGAAAGCAAAGTTAGTGTGGATAAACTCGTCTCTACTTATATCAAGATACGGGATAAGAAAAACGAGATTGCTAAAGAGCTGGCAGAAAAAGAAGCAGAGTACAACAACAAGTTAGACATCATAAAGAAGGCGTTACTTGAGCATTGCAATGACGCCGGTGTCGAATCTGTTCGTACTAGCAACGGTACGTTTTACCGTACGGTAAAGAAAAAGTTTTGGACCAGCGATTGGGATTCTATGAATAAGTTTATAGTTGAAAATAACGCTGTTGATTTGTTGGAAAAGCGGCTGCATCAGGGTAATATGCGAGTCTTTCTCGAAGAAAACCCCGACTTGCTACCACCCGGCCTCAACGTCGATAGTGAATATACAATCAATGTACGGAGGACAAACAAGTGAGTGATGCAAGTAAAGAAAGTAGCGAATGGGCTGTGGTTGAAGAAGTAGCTCAGGCACTACGCGTGAAGCCCAGTACAGTTCGCGATTGGGTGCGTAACGGGTCAATACCTAGACACACTTATATAAAAGCGGGTAACACATACCGGTTTGACATACCGGCAGTAATTGCTGCACTACGCGCTGATAATGAAAAGAATTTACAAAACCAAAACGAATCCAATTAGGAGAATGAAATGAGTAATATCGCAGTAACACAAAGCAATATGCCAGCTAGTTACCAAGATTTGATGAAACTGCTTGAGCCAGAAACTAACCTTACTGGTGGGGCTTTTGCATCAACACGGCGTTTAAGCATACGTGGTGGCGTTTTCCGTAAAGTAGTTAATGGTAAGGAAGTTGCCGAGCTTGAATCCAGAACGTTGGAAGTGGTAGTAGTAAAGGCTGCGCCTATATCGCGCATGTACTATGAAGGTACGTATAGCGCCGGTGAAAGCAACCCACCGGTATGTTGGTCAGCTAATACTCAAACACAGAAACCCGCTGGCGAAGTACCGGAAGACGGTAGACAAAGTGCCAGTTGTATGGACTGCCCACAGAACATAAAAGGTTCTGGACAGGGCGATAGCCGTGCTTGCAGATTCCAACAGCGCATTGCGATTTTATTAGCGGATGAAAACGGTAAGGTCGTATCTAATGAGCCATACCTGTTATCCCTACCAGCTACCAGTATTTTTGGCGATGACCAAAAGAAAATGTCTATGCAGGCTTACGCCCGGCATTTGAACGCCCATAAAACACCGCTGGCTTCTGTAATTACAGAGTTGCGTTTTGACACGAATAGTTCTACGCCTAAACTGTTTTTTAAACCAGTACGCCCCCTTAGCGAAGACGAATTGCAGATAGCCGTTTCCGTCCAGCAAGATAAGGACACCATAGACTTAGTAGAAATAAAAGTTTCTACCAAGCGTGATTCTGATGGGACCACAAACCGTCCTGCTTTACCACCGCTATTTGCTAGTGAATCTTCTGATGACGCAGACGAAGAACCCAAAGTACGAGCCAACAAGAAGAAAACAGATAAGCCAGAAACTCAAGATTTAGCTAGTTTGCTTGACGAATTTGACGATGAGTAGCTAGTGTGTTTTTCTGGGGGGCACCATACAGGTGCCCCTATTTATCTGGGTAAAATAAAATGGATACCAAGCAGTTTTTAACTGCGGTATTAAGTGATGAAGGGCACTATTGTACAGTTGGTATAAAGAACGGACACCCAAAATTCAAGTTCTACAATTCCATAGACTCACTGATTGATACCGCACAAAATTTTGATGTAGAAGGGCATGATGCCTACTTTGCGTTAGCTACGTTTAAAGACCCAAAGAATGGTAGAAAAGCCGCTAACGTAAACAAAATGAAAAGCCTTTTCCTAGACATTGATTGTGGGGAAGGCAAAACATATAAGACCCAGCGTATTGCATTGGGTGCTTTGTATGAATTCTATTCTAAATATAACCTAGACGAACCCGCTATTGTTGTTAGTTCGGGCAACGGGCTGCATGTCTATTGGGTTTTAGATAAAAGCTATGACAAAGACGAATGGCAATTAGTAGCCGAGCAACTTAAAAACGCTTGTATAAAGGACGGGTTTGACGCAGACCACGTAGTTACTGCCGATTCCGCCCGTATACTGCGCGTACCCGGTACGCATAATTTTAAATCTAGCCCGCCTCTATCCACTTCCATACTGTTAAGTTTAGATAAGCGCGTATCGTTAGCGGATTTTGCCAGCAAGCTACCTAAAATAAACGTAGAGAAAACCCCGTCGCTACAATCGCGTAATTTCTCCGAGCAAGACAAAGCAGACATGCTGGCTGCTACGGGGAACAAATCGTATAAGTTAGCAAACATGTTTGCCAAGATAGTGGCAGGGTCAGGCTGTGCCCAAATTAAACACGCTTTGGATAACCCAAACGAAATTACATACGGACAGTGGCTACATGTTTTGTCTATTGCTAAGTTTTGCGAGGAAGAACACGCTATACACGCAGTATCTTCAAAGTACAAAGATTATTCTTTTGAGGAAACAGAAAGTGTTGCTGCCGGTATAGACACCCCGCACCTTTGTATTACGTTTGAGAAAGACAACCCGACAAAATGCGAAGGCTGCCCGTATAAGAATAAGATACGTACACCAATAAGTTTATGCGGCGAGTTTAAGGAAGCTACGGCCAAAGATAACATAGTTGAAGTACCGATAAAGCCTATAACAGTAACAAACACTGCCGAATATGCTCCGGTAGAGGTAGAGCCAGACGAGAGCCAAGACTCGATACTCATTGCCCCCACCACGAGAACCTACCACATACCGCCATACCCAAGACCGTACGCGCGGGGGGCCAATGGTGGCGTGTTCCTGCTAACTAAAAACAAAGACGGAGACCCAGAAGAAATACAAATACACGATAACGATTTGTATTTAATGCAGCGTTTGCGCGACCCAATAGACGGGCCATGCTACTTGGTCAGACACCATACAAAACGAGAAGGCGTACATGATTTTGTTTCTCCGTCAGTAAAACTATCTTCCCCAGAAGAATTTAGAAAAGAAATGTGCAACAACGATATTTTTGTACGAGCCAAATCAGCAGAGAGGTTGATGGGCTATATGGAAGCATGGATTAAAGAACTACAAAAAACCCAAGACGAAATACACGTACGCACCCAGTTTGGTTGGACAGAAAATTGTGAATCATTTGTGGTGGGCGATAGAGAAATCTTTGCTCATACCGTAAAACCAAACCCGCCGGGCGCTAGGACCGCGCAGTATTTTCCGGCGTTTAAGAAACGTGGCACGTTGGAAGAATGGAAGAAGATACCCACCTATTTCAACCGGCCTAATTTTGGCGTACACCAATACATGTTTGGGTTGTCTTTTGGTTCGCCCCTAATGCAATTTGTGCCGGGGATACACGGTGTCACCTATAACCTAACAAGCGCAGATTCGGGGTATGGGAAAACAGGTGGGCAAAAAGCCGGGGCGTCAGTATGGGGAGACCCAGAAAAGCTGGTAGTGCAAGGGCAGGATACTCACTACTCGTTATTTCTACGCGCCGAAATTTATAAAAACATCGTATTGTACGTAGACGAAATGTCTAACATAGAAGGTAAGCAAGCAAGTGACTTTTCTTACGGGGTGTCTAGCGGGGAGCAACGTAACCGTCTAACTAATTCAGGACAAAACAAAGAGCGGTATAGGGGAGAAACATGGAGCCTTCTGGTAGGAGCTTCTGGCAACAGTAGTATCATAGAGCGAGCTTCTAGGCATCGCGCTTCCCCCAAAGGCGAACTTGGCAGGGTAGTTAATAACGAAGCGACACTTCTGCTTACCGGAACAGAAGATACTAAACGTGGCTATGCTTTACGGCAACTTATGCTAGAAAACTTTGGACATGCTGGAGAATTATACATACAGCACGTAATAGCTAACAAAGACGAGATAAAACGAAGTGTCCGCAAGATGCTGGAACACATAGACCGCGATGCAGGGTTGACTCCACAGCATAGATATTGGTGCGCCCAAGCCGCTACTACGTATGTGGGTGTAGAGGAGGCCAAAAAAATTGGGCTTTTAGATTGGAATACAAACGAATTCTACTGGTGGATTATCAACATGCTAAAAAACCAGAAAGAGAATTCTGTAGAATTGGACATGGGCATTACTGATATTGTGCGCGAATACTATTCGGATAACATAAACCAATTTCTACGTATAAAAAGCACTAACTCTGGCTTGGTAGTACCTGATTTGGAAAACGTATATCAATCCCCAGATGCTATGCCCCACAACAAATGGGTTGGAAGACATGAGTATGATATTAATAAACTGTACATTCTGCCGGGGCCGTTCAAGGCATGGTGTTTGCAGAAAAATTACCACTGGAACAGTATACGCAACAGGATACTTACTGAAATGGGTGGGCGTAGTACACGGGTCCGGTTGGGTTCGGGTACTAAAATTGATATAGGTACGTCCTATGTACTTGAAGTGTCGTTAGACGTTGATGAATAACGTCCTGACAATATGCCCTGACGGAGTAAACATAAACATACCTTTGGATGGATTTGTTTGTGGTTCTTCTATTTTTGTACCGTGCGTGAACACAACAGCGGCTAAGAAAAACATAAAGAAAGCTTACGATACGGCTGACGTAAGACTTGTATTCAGGGTATGCGTCGATAGTAACGGTAGGCACGGGTTGCGGGTTTGGCGGAAATCATAGCGGGGGAATATATTGTGCTTGTAATAGTGCTATAGTACTATATATGTATCCTTCATCATTCTCCCTTTGAACGGATGACTTTGCCCCCTTACTGGGGGCATTTTTTTACCTACAAATCTCCAAATTCTCGGTTTGACCGCAGCAAGTTATCCAAGAACCATTTCTGCGCCACCATACCGCCACCTAATTCTGCCATCATGTCGTTACGAGAACGTGTACGCGTTGAGGTTTTCAAGTTTTTGCTAGCTATGGGGTATTCTGGGTGGTCCCTATTGTATTCAGCTATGTCTTGCATTACTTCAGCAAGCGTCTCTGGGCTTTGCCCCTTTAATACGAAACTGTAACGGTCCAGCAACTTATTTCGTCGGTCAGATATACCGCGCGATACTCGGTAATTTCTTGCCAGCTTATCCTGCTCAAGCCGGAACTGCGCGGGTCTAAAACCAGCAGTCTGACGTATGGCGTCGCCTATGGTTATGTCTGCGAGTATGGTGTCACCCCGTACAGTCTCGTAGCCTTCTGTATAAGTCCTGTATGCTTTTAAGCCACCAGATATACCAGCGGGCAACATATTCTCTATTGCGCGTCTATTGTTACGTGGGTCGGCGTCACGCAGTTGCATTGCGGATTCAATCGTACGCAAGCCAATACCAATACTAGGACCACCCAAAGTCTCAATACCATACAAAACACTTTCGGCAAATCCAGACGTACGGTAGTTGCCCCGGTCGCGTATCATCAAGTTTGTCAGAGCCGCGCGGTCGGTTACGTCAAGTCCAAGAAGGGTAGCTAAAGCGCCGTAGTAAAACTTAGGGCCAACTTCTTTTGCTACTAGGGTATTAAAATCGTCTTCGTCTTCATCACCGAGGAATATGTCCCAAAGAGCGCCTATAATCCCGTACAGGGGCAAACCTTTAACGCCTAGCAACGCAGCACCATTTGCGTATGTATAGGCTAATGCTCTAGTAAGCTCGGCGGCTTCGGCTTTTTGTTGCTCTGTCATACTCCCGCGTTTAAACATAGTATCCCGCAACCCACGGAACATTTTGAATTGCATTGCAGCAATCTGCATTGGGTAGCGTTTGTACTGGTAGATAATACTAGGCGCATCAGCTTGTGCGTATCGTGGAGCTGTGGTGAGTACAGCGGAACTGTTCGTATACTCCATGAAGTTTACGGCTTCCATAGCCATCTTTGCTAGTTCGTCTTTATTTGCCGCCATCTCTGCGTCGGTAAGCTCATTGAATTTCTTGTTAAATTTCTTTTCTACTGAAGCTATATAGTGCGACGCAGCGGATACCTGCCGTATAAAACGCTCGGTGTGGTTAAAGATAAACCCAGCCGCAAAGCTTATTTTGTGGAATAAAGAGGTGGAAGCACTATCCATATCTGCCATTTCAGCAGCAATCGTGCGTTTATCGTGACCAGTTCTCACCATTAATTCAGTAAGGGGAGCCAATGCTTTAGCGTCTTTACCAGATATATTCCTAACCCCTACACCGAAGTTCCCTTTGGCGTCCCTACCAACAGATGCCATATACACACGCATAGCGGCGTTCATTGCCGCTGTACCTCTTACAAGACCGAACTTGCCTTGTAGCTGTGGCATCACTACTGTTGGTATGGCTAACATATTTACTGCCGCAGAAGACGGGTTAATACCAAGTGTCCACATAAACACACCTGATCTAAGCATACGTGCATACTTAGATGTTCTTGGGTTCTTAGAAAACTCAGCATAGCTGGGTAATTTAAGCCCTATACGGTCTGTTTCTTCTTTGGTTCCTGCTAGGGTAGTAGCAAGGTCGTGTTGGAAAGACCCTTCTTTGTACTCATCCTTGTTTGCTTTTACTTCGGCTCGTATTTCGTTTTGCAACTTTGATATTTCAGGCTCGTACAACAAATTTGCATAGCTGTTAATACTAATTTGGTATCGGTTCTCAAACGCCTTTAAGAAATTACGCTCGTAACCGAGTGTACCTGCTCGCTTTTTGTATCCTTGCAACAACGCTTGCTCGGGCAATGAACGCATAAGAATCTTATCAATTTCTTCTAGGAACGCTTTCTTAGCCTCTGCGTTAGTATCGGGTATGCTAAGGTTCTTAACAACGTTCTGCAATTCAAGTATTGCGCTAGTCGGTATCTGATTCATAAACGAATTTTTTTGCAAGTCAGCTAGCGATAGTCGTTCTACTCCATCCGCCATTGGGTCATTTTCAAGCGCGGCTTCTGCAAGGTCACGTTCAGTAGATGTTTCGAACGCGCGTATAACACGATCTATTTGCCCAGACGGTGTTGCGTAGGTATACGCCAACCAATAATCACCTACACGGTCTAAAGGAAAATAAGGGTCTATTACGCCGGAGGTAAGTATCTTTTTAAATATACGCTCTTTGACTAAACGTTTGACGTTTTTGTCTATTTCAAACTTAGCCAATCTCTTGTCTATAGCGTCAAGTATTTTAGCGTTCATAGCTGCATAAGCATTTTTAACACCTTCAACCGCTTTCTTTTGTGCTGGGGTTAAGGTGTTGTACAACGCGGTTAATTTTTTGTGCAGCTTTACTTTGTCCGAATCTGGAGACCTAGTAACTATTTCCGTGTATATATCTTCCGCAGGCAGCAAATTTTTTACAATCTGTACGGCAGCTTCAACGTCTTTTTTGGTTTTGAATCCCCACTTCTCTTGCATTTTGCCGTTACTGTCTACGTAATAGTAACTCCACGTAGCATAGGCTTCTTCGGGCTTCCAAACGCTAACTTCCTCTACGGTGCTATCTATTGCAAACTCGCTGGCTCTGTTAAGTGCGTCGGTGTCTCCTTTAAACGCCTCAGTGTATTCTTTCAGCTTTTCAGCAAATTCTTCAGTTTCTTTTTGGCTTAAACCGTCTTTTTGTTGTAGGGTGTATTCTAGGCCTTTGGCGGCGCGCCCTATGCTGTATCCTTGTGCTGCTTCTACATGGTTCCGCAGAGAAAGCCCATCCATAACGGCACGTCTGGTAGTTACCCCTACCTTACTAAGGAAGTTTGTTACCCGCGCGATAGATTTGGCTAGCAGCGATGGATTTGCATAACCGATATCGGCCCCTGACAGAAACTCGTAGCCCTCTTGCAGCTTCCCGTCTGACGCATACTGCTGGTAGGTGGTGCCGTCTTTTGTTTGTATAGACGGAGCAACAATCGCGTCTATTAGTCGTATGGTTTCTTGAGCCATGTTTTCTGGTTTTGACTTTATGCCCAGCAGTTCGCCTATGGCGCTAATGAATCGTTTCCACAGTGTTTGTTCTTGTGGATTTCTCTTTGCCGCAGCCAGCATGTTTTGAAAATCAGAATTAGTATATGACTCCGATACGAAGTCCCCAAGAGATTCTGTGCCGTACACGGTTGGTAGAAGTTTCTTTGCTTCTTTATACAGTGCTGTAAGTTTTTTCGTTACTGGATGCGAAGGATTCGATATAACATCGTCTGTAACTAAATGTGAAGCTTCGTGTATAAGCGTGTGGTTAGTAAGTGGTATGTCGCTGTTTATTTGTACGCCGCCCATCTTACTGTACCCACCAGCCAACGTTTCGCCAGCCAAGTTCTGCATGCCAGCAACTACAGATACTCGTGGTGTCTTGCCGTCTGGTCCGCTAAGTCTACGTACGGCGTTAGCTAAATTTTTCGCTACAGCTTTTGCTCTTGGGTTTGGTGAATCTTTGGCTATCTGTTCCAGCGCGCCTACAAGGTCACCCTTATTAACAAGTTCTTGTGTTTTAGTAGAAGCCGGACCTGCTACGTTACTTACAGCATCAGCGCGAAGGAAGTCCGTAGCATCGTTAAATTTACTTACCAGTGCGGCAGCTTCCGGGTCGTAGTCAGAGGCTGTCTCGTCTAGTTCGGCAAAAACTAGATTGACTAACTCTTGTGCATTGCCGTCGTTAACTTCAGTAGCTGAAGCGTCAATAGCTGCTTTGTTAGCTTTAGCTTCGGCGAGTCTTTCTTTCCGTTCTTGCTGTGCGCGTGCGTTTTCTTCCTTTTGTTGGAACGTTTTGGATTTTTCTTTGGTGGTAGTGTCTGCCAAGCCAAACTTCTGCATTGCTGGCGCAGCCAATACAGACCTTATAGCCATTTTTATTTCCGGCGAAGTAGAGGAACGTGTCGCCAAAGAACTAAGCTCTTCCGCTAGGGTTTTGGCTTTGTAGCTTGTTTTGGCTTTTTGTACTTTATCAAGTATCTGTTTTACATTTCTTTTAGATAGATTAAGTGGGCTTAAATCATCTTCAACAATAGGGTTACTTTGGTTCTTTGCTGCGTCAACTAAGTCTGCACTTAATTGATTAAAATCAACTTTATTGAATTTGACTAAATTCTTTTCGGCTTCTTTTATGTACTCGTCAAGTTTTGCATTAGTTGCTGGAGACAATTCTTTACGTACATATTCGATAGCGGCATTTGCGCGTTTAGCTAAATTCTTGTCTCGGCCCATTTTGTAAACCGAATCAAAAGCCATACTGCGTAGGCCAATGTCAATCGAGTCGGATTCTTTGCCAGTTTTTGTTTGTTCGTAATATTGCTTGGCGTTTATAATGGCTCCAAACTCTCCTGCAACATCGGCTTGGTTGTAGCCTATTGCTTTGTCGCGCAGTGAGGCAGTATCGGAACTTGTACCAAAGTACACGCGCGCAGAAAAATCTGGCGCGTACCGCCCTTTTGTTTTATGCATTGGTGTCTTTACAGATTCAACTATCTTAATCACGTCGGTTTCTACATCCGGCGACCGCGTACGAAGTTGTTCTTCGCGTTGAAGCTGCGCCGCCATGTCCTTTAGTTTTTCCCCTGCTAGTAGGGGTTCGGCTGTTGACGCAGCAGGTGCCGCTGTTGTTTCGGCTGCTGTTGGCTCGGCTGCTGTTGGCTCCGGTGTTGGCTCGGGTGTTGGCTCGGGTGTTGGCGCAACAGGTGCTGCTGTTGGCTCGGGTGTTGTTTCGACTGTTGGTTCGACTGTTGCCGCAGCAGGTGCCGCTGTTGTTTCGGGTGGTGTTTCTTGTACTGGTTCCGTTACGCCAGCTTCCGCGCGTTTTTGTGCTGCTGCTTGGCGGTAGTACGCAGACTCTCTAGGATTAATATCGGCGTAGTTATCCGCTTCCTCGTCAAGGTCTTCGGCGGTACGCCCTTCGTCTTCTGGACGTATAGTAAATTCTGGTTCGGGTGTTGGCGGTACTACTTCGGCTGTTGGCGCAGCAGGTGCTGGTCCGGGTGTTGGCGGTACTACTTCGGCTGTTGGGGCTGCTTCGGGTGCTGCTTCGGGTGCTGCTTCGGGTGCTGCTTCGGGTGCTGCTTCGGGTGCTGCTTCGGGTGCTGCTT